CAGCCTGTTCTAAGTTTAAAACATTAGTTGAGAGTAATAAGTTGACTATTAACAGTCGTAGTTTGGTAACAGAACTTAAAAGTTTTGTAGCCTCAGGTGGTAGTTATGCCGCAAAAATAGGTGAATCAGACGATTTGGTAACGTCTTCATTGTTAGTTGTGCGTATGTTACAGAACTTAAGCGAATATAACTATGATTTAGATAACTATATTCGTGACCATGATGAAGTAATTATGCCCTTACCTTTCTATGCCATAATGGGATAATCTTTGATAAATACAATATGCCTAAAAACGCCGACTCATTAAATTCAGAATTATTCGATTTTCTACAAAGCCGTGGGTTTAAACCTACGCTACTAGACACCTCAGGTAAAGAAATTCCTGTACCAGAAGAAGCAGAAGTCTTTCAATTTGACTTTGAAATTGATGGGGAAAACTACGGAACTGCCACTATCAGTATTGATGGACTGCATAAATTAGTAGTATACTTTGGTGAGGGAATCGCAAACAGCCCCAAAACTAGTAAGGATGATAGCGAATCATGGTATAGTTTATTGAGACAGTTTAAGTATTTTTCTCAAAAGCATCAACTAAGCTTTGAGACCAAGAACATTGATAGATTGAAGCACGATATGGCTAAAAGAGAACACACTAAACAGTTAGATGAGGGTTATTACCCAATGGGTAATAAAGCTAGTTACAGCGACAATATCCCTACAACTAAGATGATTATTAAACATAAAAGAAAGATGGAAGAGGGTGAACAACGTTTCCGTCAAATCGATAGAATATTCATTGAAAATGCAATTGGTGAACGTGTATTAGCTCCTAGTAATAAGCCTGGATTAGCTAGGACATTTGCAAGACATATCGCTGAAGGTGGTAGACCATATGATGAAAGATGGAATCACCTTATGGAATTATGTGAAGAATATGATAAGATGGCAGGATTTGTTCGTGCCACTCGCAACAACCAATTTAATGAAGCCGCACAACCTTTAGTCTCGGAGGGTGTCAATCATTATATGAAATTACGTGAGACATTGCAAAAAATGTCAGGTCGTAAAGGATATTCTACCTATTTTGAATCTTGGAGTCCTGCAGTAATGGACCAAGAACAAGAAGACGGACTAGACGAAATGTTTATGAATTCAAGTCTTGATCCTAGAATTGAATGTGCAATGCCAATATTGAATAGATTAAAGAAAAATCTTAGCTCTTCACCTATGTTGCCACATGTACAAGAATTAGAAGAATGGGCTGATAGTGTAATCGATATGGATAAAGATGCTATGCCTATGGACATGAAACCGGCCGAGCTCGGTGAAGAAGAAAAGATTGCAGGGCGACATGATCCAGCAGACTTTGACGATATGGTAAAACGTGTTGGTGTTAAAGCTAAAAAGAAGCCAGTTGATATGACTGACCTAGCACGTAGACTACATGCGGCAATGGCTAAAGACAAGAAAAAAGAAGAAAAAACTGATGAAGGTTTGGCAGGAGCAACAATGGGTGGCATTGCTGGAGCAGTATTAACTAAATCACCTTCTGGAGCAATGACCGGAGCTAGCATGGGAAGTGATATTGAAGACGCTATCAAAAATGAAAGCCTAGAATTAATTGCTGACCCGCTATTAAGATTTAAGAAATTGTCAGGACTATAAAATGAAAGAACTTCAACTATTAGAGTCTTGGGCAGATAGTATTATTGCTAATGAAGCAGTACAAGATCGTCCACTAACAAGAGATCAGGATATTCAATATCAGGCATCCAGAAAGTATTCCGATCGTAGTCCAGAGCAAGCATTACAAATGTATGTAGCTGATAAATTAGCTAGCTCTGAACAAATGGATTATGAACAGAACAAACTTATCAATGCACAGAAACGTGAAAATGAAAAGTTACGTAGAAGCTTACAAGATTTGGGTCAAGAACTAACTGACCATGAGCGTGTAGCACAAGATACTGAACAACAAGTTCAACGATTAAAAGATTTAAGTGCCAAATTACGTCCTGCAGGTGAAATACAACAGGCTACTACAAAAGCAAGTGCTGATAAAGTAGAAGCTATGTTAGCTGATGTAGAGAAATTAAAAACATTACCTGGTATGGATGAAAAGAAATATAAAGAGCTTGTTGATAAGGTTAACCAAATCAAACAAGGTGCAGGTGATGAAGAAGTGCAGAAAGTTCAATTGGCACTGGCTGTATTGTCACAGAAACAACAGGTTGATGACCAGATGTTTAACACAGTAATGGCTAGACTAGATGATACACAGACTAAACTGGATGCTAAAGAATTACGTTTTAGAAAATACATTACTAAAAAGAGCGGAGATATTGAAGCTCAAACAAGAACACACGGTGATGAACTTAAAAAATATTCACAAATAGTTAACAAATATAAAGAAGAACTTGATGGCTTCAGTGACTACATGAATACTACAAAAAAAGAAGTTGACAACTCTAAAAAAGAGGTAGAACAAGCTAAACTAGAAGTAGGACAAGCTAAACTAGAAGTTGAAAAAACTAAACAAGAAGCAATTGCATTGACTAATGAACTTGAATTTAGATTCTCACCTGAAGTAAGAAAATCAACAACACGTACTAAGAAGAAACGTGTACCCTCAGTAGATGATATGTTTAAAGCATCATCTAAAGAAATTAACAAATTAAAACCTAATGCTAGTCCATCTGATGTAGCTGCTGCCACAAAAGCTGGAATAGCTAAACCTGCTAAAGCAGGACCTGATATATCTAAACTAGATACTGACTTTGAGAGACAACGTAGTTTTGGTATGCAAGCAAAAGATGACGAAAAAGAACCTAAAGACCCTACACAAATGAACGAAGATTTACGACAATATGATGATGCAGACTTCTTAGAATGGGCTATGGAAAACGTTCCAATTATCATTAGACATTTCTATAGTCGTTACCCAGAGTTAGAAGATACTATACCAAAAGAACAAGTACGTGATATGGTTGAAAAATACCTTCCTTACTTGTATCAATACGATGATGTGGATGTTGAATTGATGAACACCTTCTTAGATATTGTAAATAGTAAAATTAAAAAACAAGGTAAGATCCCAGTTCAGAAAGACTTGTTTAGTTTGGAAGAACAGTTTGAACAACAATTGGACAAACTAATTGGGTTAGAATACATAAAATAAATTTATATTTTCCCTTAATCGGGATAAATACTATTGACAGGAGAGTAAAGTACTGCTATACTTACTCTTGTGTTAGTCACTAATAGGTAGTGGCGAATATTAAACAGAGACCATCTCAATTTTATAAGGAAAAATATCATGGCTTCATTAGCAGAAATTCGTGCCCGTATCTCGGCACAAGAAAACAAATCAAACAACAAGGGTTCTAACACCCAATCTGACAACTCAGTATACGCACATTGGAATATGGATGAAGGCACAACTGCTACCATTCGTTTCTTACCTGATGGCAATACAAAGAACGATTTCTTCTGGGTTGAAAAGCAAATCATCAAACTCCCATTCAATGGTGTTAAGGGTGATCCTAATGTAAAACAAATTGTAGTACAAGTACCCTGCGTAGAGATGTATGGGGACAGTTGTCCTGTCTTGGCAGAAGTTCGTCCATGGTACAAAGACGAAAGTTTGAAAGAACTAGCAAACAAATATTGGAAGAAACGCAGTTATATCTTTCAAGGTTTTGTACGTCAGAACCCACTAGGTGATGACAAAACACCAGCGAATCCTATTCGCAGATTCATTATCAGTCCACAAATTATTCCAATTATTAAAGCTGGATTGATGGACCCAGAGATTGAAGAATTACCAACAGACTATTTGCGTGGTCTTGACTTTAACGTTAAGAAAACAAGCAAAGGTGGTTATGCTGATTATTCAACAAGCAATTGGGCACGTAAAGAATCAACACTAACAGAAGCAGAACAAGCGGCAATCGAAGCACATGGTTTATTTGATTTGTCTGAGTTCTTACCTAAGAAGCCAACAGCGGCTGAGTTAAACATTATCAAAGAAATGTTTGAAGCATCGGTTGATGGTCGTCCTTATGATAATGAACGTTGGGGCAATTACTATCGTCCATATGGACTTGAAGCACCTGCAGGGTCGACAGCGGATCAACATTCAGCTCCTACTGAAAATAGGGCACCCGCAACAGCACCAGTAGCAGAATCTTCAGCTCCTTGGGATGATGCACCAGTTACAACTTCTGCACCAATTGAAGTACCTAAGACAGCTCCGGCAAGTGACAAAGCACAAGACATTCTAGCAATGATTCGTGCCAGAAAAACTGCTTAAAAGAAAATGGGGGAGTTACCTCCCTCATCTTAAGGAGAACATATGACATTACCAGATGAAAGATACCGTGCTTTAAAGCAAGGTAAAAAACTACTGGAAGAGTTATGCGATCCGGGCAAGACTCCTAGAGTACCAAGTATTGTAAGAGACCGTGCCCGTGCCGCACTAAGACACTTCCCGAACGAACATGAGTTAGATAGAATTGCGGATCAATGCCCAGACTACCTTGACAAAATTTCGTTTAGTGATAAACTAATACATAGACAACTAGGAGATTAAATTGGTAAAACCATTCGATGTTAGTAAATTTAGAAAAGATATAACAAAAAGTATTGAAGGATTAAGTATTGGATTCAACGACCCAACTGACTGGATTAGCACAGGAAATTACGCACTTAACTATCTTATTAGTGGTGATTTTAACAAAGGGGTTCCTTTGGGCAAGGTTACTGTATTTGCTGGTGAAAGCGGTGCAGGCAAGTCCTTTATTTGCTCCGGGAACCTTATACGACACGCACAACAACAAGGAATCTTTGTTGTTCTCATTGATTCGGAGAATGCGTTAGACGAAGCATGGTTACACGCATTAGAGGTATCTACTGCTGAAGATAAGTTATTAAAACTCAACATGGCAATGATTGATGATGTGGGTAAGACTATTTCAACATTCGTTAAAGACTATAAAAATTTATCAGAGGCTGATAGACCAAAAGTCTTGTTTGTACTTGATTCATTGGGAATGTTGTTGACCCCCACAGACGTAAATCAGTTTGAAGCAGGTGATATGAAAGGTGACATGGGTCGTAAGCCTAAAGCACTAACAGCACTTGTTCGTAACTGTGTTAATATGTTTGGTTCATTGAACATTGGCTTAGTTGCTACTAATCACACATATGCT